CCATTGCTAAAAAGGTGGGGTGGAAAGGTTTTTGACGATTTGAACGTAAAAGTTCAAAGTCATAAGGTTAGCTGGGACGAAAGACAGCTACGCCCTGTAAAAACCGAAATTGCTTCGGCTACGGTTGCGGCAGACGCTACCGAGTTCTATGTTAAAGACGCTGGGGTTTTCAATGTCGATGATAAATTGAGAGTCCAGTCTTCGGGCGAGATAATGATCGTGCTTGCCGTTTCAGGAGGTACACTCTTGAAAGTGAAGCGCGCATGGACAGGAACCGCCGCGACGATGGCTCTTTCTGATATCGTCTATCGACAGGGAACCGCCGCTCCTCAAGGTAAAGACGCCGATAATATGGTCGTACAGGGGAATGATGAACTGTACAACTATACCGGTATCTATGAGGACGTAGTGGAATTGTCAGGAACTCAACACAATTCCTTGATCCATGGAGTCCCGAATTCAACAACCCTATTGAACGATAAACAAAAGGAGTTGATGGAGGGCTTGCAAGCTGACTTACTGCTTGGTGGTAGAATGATTAACAAAGCGGAAAAGAGGCACTCCTTGGGAGGTCTTAAAAATTTGATCGACCTTTATGCACCGGAAAATGTCATAAACTTCGGCGGAGCTTCTGTTTGGAATACCGACGACTCCGTTATCGACAAGTTTGATGACNCGATCGAAAAAGTCGCCGATCAAATGGGAGGGAAACCGACAATTTTCATGGGCTATAAAGCCATGAGGAAATTTAAGAAAGTTCAGGACGCGAACCAAAGAACCACGCCGGACACAAAAACGCGAGGTATTGGTGTTGCGGACTCTTATCTTTCCCAGCTTGGAGCTCTTGATATAGTTGTCGTCCGGGAAAGAACCGGCGCCTTGAATGATCTTATTTTCTTTGCTGATGAGAAACAGCTCGGCTACAAACCGATGAAAAATAGATCGTTCGGATTTGAGCCACTCGCCAAGGTGGGAGATAGCTACAAATGGCAAGTGCTCGGCGAATATACGTTCCTTTTGGCAACTCCAAAAGTACACGCGTATATGTACAATCTAGGACTTTAATCTTTATAATTTGGAGCCCGGATCAGTCCCCGGGCTCCATCTAAACTGTAGTATGACAGAAGCAAATGGTCGTGAGATATACGTTCTCGGAGAAGAGAACGACGGAAACAGGGAAGTAGTCATCGTCGAAGATGGCGCAACCCATGACTTACCGGCGGCGGCTAAATTCGCTTACTCGGACGTGTCAACACGCTTTCCGTATGAGCTGAACGCCTAAACCTTGGGAGTCAACCATTATGGGAGGGTTAGGCGCAAGCTTGGCCCTCCCTTAACTTTAATTCCACTATGACGACAATCATACAAAGACAAATGTTAGGAACCTTGGGCGACATATTGACTTGGATGGCCCCTTATGCCGGAGGATCAATTCCTCAATCAAATGATCCCGCTTATGCAAACTGGATAAGGTGGATCGGCCTTGGTCAAGAAGACGCGGCAAATAGGACTTTTTGGAGGAGATTTCTTATCCCGAAAGTTATTACCATAACCGCCGACGTTGATATTCTGTCCCTCCCGGACGATTTTAATAAAATCAACGGAGTGTACGTTTTGAACGTCAATGGCGTCAACTGGGCCGCTCCCAATAACGAAGACGGTCAAAGACTTTGGGTTTACATGGATCCGGCAACGGCGACATGGAAGCTCAAGTTTATAGGTTTTACCCCAACGGAAACGGTAACGGACGCGGTTTTGTGGTATTTTTACAATCCTCCGACACCTCAAGCGGAGGATGATCCTATGTATCTGAATGGCGAAATGTGTGGCTATTATGCTCTAAAAGAACACTTCCGAAAAAATAGTCAGATGGGATCAATGGACGACGCCCGGATCGAATACGAGAACCGGTTTGAGGGATTGACTGATTTAGAAGTTATCCCGAGCCCACAAGAATTGATCTCGATGACAAGTTATAGCCGATATCTTAACCAGTCGCCGAGTGAAAAACAATTCTATAATGGCCGCCGGGTGAGAAGAAGATAAAATGGCCCGAACATACCCAAAAAGACGACGAGATCCACCTATGAAGATCCTCGGTACTCGAGGCTTCGGATTTGGATTAAACCAGCTTACCCATCCGACTACCATACAAGACAATGAGCTTGCAGAAGCCCAAAACGTAATTTATTCGCAAAATGGAGTCTTGTCAAAGCGTCCCGGAACTACAGACATAGGGGAGATTAGGGGAACTTCGACGAATATCTTGTCGCTCGGCGCCGTATATGAGATTGGAACCCCGGCAGAAGATTACCTTTTAAGAATTTCAAACGATGGAATTCTCCAAAGATATTCTTTTGATACCGAAACATGGGTGGATATTTCGGGATCCCCAACTTTTCCGAATTCAGAAACCCAAATACTTCAAGCTTATGGCTTTGTATACCTCTTAAACCAAGATACCGAGATGGTTAAGTGGGATGGAACAACTTTTACGACTTTTACCGCTCTTGCCAATCCAACGACCGCTCCGACTCTCGCCAAAGTAGGAAGCGCAACCGGGAGCACGACCTACTTTTATAGATATGTTTGGTTTAATAATGTTGGTAATACTTTAGCCTCTTCGAATGACTCAATAGCGAGTATGCCGGCCGAGCTTGACGCCTCAACATACGTTAATGTAACAGTCCCGGCGGCGCCAGTAGGGGCCGTTAAGGTGGGTATCTTCAGGGGGACGATCTCGGGAGAAGAGGTCTATCTTGACCAAATGCCGGCAAGTCAGACGGTATATTCGGACAAAATGTTTGTTGATGAGGATCCTCTCTACGGAGTCCCAGCCTCAAATACAACTGCCGGCTTCCACTTCAAATTCGCGGCCATCTACCGCGATACTCTTATCGGAATTACGACCGAACTTGGAAATGACACTTTGGTTTTCTCGGCCGGTGGAGATAAGTTTGACAGCTTTGGCCGGGCAGACGGTGGAGGGTACTATGCTTGGCGTATGGGCGACGGAGATCCCATAACAGGCGTGAGCCCGTTTCAGGAAGAGCTATATGTCTTCAAAATGGGTAAGGTTGGAGCCTTTACCTTTGACGCGGAGGGCGGAAGCGTTAAGGATATAAATTTGGCCGTAGGTGCCGTTTCCCATCGTTCAATTCATCCTGCCGGTAATGATCTTCGCTTTTGGTCGAGAGAGGGTGCTATGAGCCTTGGGAATGAGCCAAATTTCGCAAATATCATACGTACCAAGGTGCTCTCGGCCCGGGCACAAAAAATTGTGGATAGCTTGTCCCCATCCGAATTCGCTCAAATATCAGGCGTATACTTCAAGGGCCTATCTCTTTGGGGTATTCCTATGGGTGGAGTTGGTGCTGGAATAACGTCAACGATCGTCTACGACGAAAAATATGTCGCTTGGAGTGAATGGGTGGGTATGCAACCGAGGGTGTGGGCCAAGTTTATCGACGAAGATCAAATAGAACATTTATATTATGGCGACGCTCAAAGCGCCAATGTTGTCGAAGCGTGGCAAGGAACCAGCGACCGGGGAAGTTCCGTCGTTTGGCGCGTTGCAACAAAACAATTCGATATGGGCCGGCCTTTTGCGTACAAAAGCTTCGTCCGGGTATTCTTTATTTTCGGAAATATAACCGGTACCGATACTCGTATAACAATGGTCGAAGATGGGGTGAGAAGTCAACTCCCTCTCGCTTTGTATGCCGCTACCGGCGATCAAGGCTTTGGAGTCGACCAATTCGGAACTATGGAGTTTGGCGACTCTTCGGGAGAATACAACGCCGACAATAGTGGTTTGATTGTTCGATATGTCGACATAGATAAAGACCTTTTCTCCTTGCAATCGGTACTCCAAAACAACGGACTGACCGATCGAGTAGAATTTATGGGTATTTATATGCAATATCGGGAAAGTTCGCAACCGCTCCCAAGCACCATGCAGTTGCAACGAGTCCAAGAGTGATGTTATTATTTAATTAAGAGGTAAAATCCTATGATCTATAAGGCAAATGACAAATTTGGGGCTTCTCTATCATCCGGCTATACGGTCGGACAAACGACGTTATACACTTCGGCCGTCCCCGATAACGTCCCGACGATCATAGTCGCCGCCAAGGGAACCGATAACGAAACTGTTTTCTCCGTAACCGGAAAGACAACAAACTCATTAACAGGTGTTACGAGGCTTCGTGGAGCCAATGTCAACCTTGACGCACAAACTCCTATAACGTGCTTGAATAACGAAGAATTTATCAACCAGTACGAAACGGCCCTGTTTTCGGCCGAGGGACTAAAAGCAATGTTGGCCGGAACCGATGGAGGATCGTCCGATGATTATGCTATATCCCTTGATCCGGCTCCTACCGACTACGACAATCTTATCGGAGTCCCAATCATTTTCAAGGCAAATACCGCCAATACCGGAGCCGCGACGTTGAATTTGAATAGCCTTGGGGCCAAAGCGATTAAAAAGAACTACAACGAAGCCCTCGCAAATAACGATATCAAGGCAGGCCAAATGGTAATCGTGGCCTACGATGGGACGAATTTCCAACAACTCGGAGGCGGAGCGCCTCCTGTTCACCGCGCTTTTATGTGGTTTTTGGCCGGAACCGGCGCCGTCGCCGATGAGGTAGCGGCAAGATTTATAGTCCCTCAAGCGATGACCGTTGTAAAAATTTGGTTTAAGACAAACTCGGGAACAGCCACTATCCGTATACAAAAAGCAACGACCGATATAAAAGCTGGAATGTCCGTAACTACGTCGGTCGGATCAGAAACGACTATTACAGTCCCAGCTCTTGCGGCCGGAGATGTCTTGACACTCGATATTACAGCCGCTTCTAGCCCAGTTGATTTACTAGTTGTCATGGAATGTACAGAGCCTTAATATGGCACAATTAGCAACCGGCGGAACAATTACCTATAGTGGAGATTATGTTATTCATAAATTCACCGGAAACGGTAATTTTGTGCCGGGTGCAAGATTATCTCGTATTGCCGTTTTGATGATTGGTGGCGGAGGAGGCGGAGGCGGTAACGGAGGTGTCGGAGGAGGCGGAGGTGCAGGAGGATACTATTATAACGCTTCCATGACCGTAACTCCTAATACTACTTATCCTATTGTAATTGGAGGTGGAGGTGCTGGTGGTACAGCCGGCCAAGTCGGAACCAATGGGGGAAACACTACATTTAATTCTATAACCGCCTATGGAGGCGGAGGCGGGGGCGGAGGTTCGGGCGACTCTCGAAGAAATGGTGTTGGAGGAGCCTCGGGAGGTGGAGGAGCCTCGGCCGGAGGATCTGGTACAGGTGGATCTAATATCGCCGGTCAAGGAAACGTCGGAGGCGCGGCGAATGACGCTGGATCGAACAACCCGGGAGGCGGAGGTGGAGGTGCTGGTGCGGCTGGACAAAGTGGAACCGTAAATAATCCCGCCGCCGGTGGTATAGGCGTTTCAAATTCAATAACAGGAACGGCCGTTTATTATGCGGGAGGCGGAGGTGGAGGTATCGCCAATAGCCAAGTCCCTGCAACTCAACCGGCAGGGGGGGGTGGAAGAGGCGGATCAAGTAGTACATATCCTCCTCAAAACGGAACCTCCAATCTCGGAGGTGGAGGTGGGGGCGCTGGTACCGGGACAGGGGCCTCATCAACAGGCGGGACTGGAGGATCGGGAGTCGTTATTATTAGGTATCTTGGAAGATTGTCATACGGAACCATGATCTGATATCGGAAAAATGAAACGGATGATGGGATAAAATGTCATTGATTTGAAAATCTGTTTTTGTTAAAGTTAAAGTAAGGGGTAGTTTAGAAAGAGGCGGATACTACCATGACGTTGCTAACAACGACGATCATATTTAGTATTAGGAAGCCTAGAAGTACGGTTTTTGAAATTGAATTGGAAAAGGTGTAATAAAATGTAGCGGCCAAGGTTAGAGAAATCAAGCCGTTGATCGCTATAAAGCCACCTATTCCGTAAGATTTCAAAATAAGAGCTATAAACGGATTTATTTCATGCAAAATACCATTTTTGGCAACATGAAAGGAAGTCGTTGAGATATCAAGAGCTCTTAAAAAGAGGAATAGGACAATGTAAATTATTTTCATAATTTTATTATACGACAACAAGGGCAGGTTGTCAAGTAGAAATTTATAAATTCACAAAAAAGAACATGGCAGTTTTAACTGATCTGTTGAATAAAATCGGGGTTAAGGCCGTCCCCGGGACTTGGAATATCGGCCCTGTTAATCTTCCCGATACCGGATATACGGAAATGAGAAACGTGGCGACCGGACGAAGTACGACAGATCCAAGAACAAATAGCCCTCTCGTCTATAAAGCCGTTGGAGGTGTCCCAACAAACCAAAACACAAACGCCTTGGGAGGAATAATCTCCCAGCCGACGAGTAATGCTCCCCAAGCCTCTACGAATAACGCTCCCGGCGGGACGTGGACAACCAACGCTAATGGAGATCCTGTTTATAAAGGCCCCGATGGTGGCGGAGGGAATGATGTTGGACAAGCAAAAGACGCTTATCAGGCTCGAATTAACGCCATCTTACAGCGAGTCGGGTTAATGCGTGATATCGCCGCTCGAAGTCTTGATCGCGCAAGAGGAGTTAGGGATGAAATCGTCGGGAATATTTCTTCGACCTATGGAGGTCTTCGAGATACGGCCGCGACCAAACTTCAAAGTACGATGGACACTTTGAATACCGAGGGTGTAAACGTCGAAAATCAATACGGACGTGCCGAGGGGCAGTCAAGAAAAGCCATGGAGGGTGCTTTGACCAAAAATAGAATGTTGGCCCGGTCGATGAACCGTCTTAACTCGAGCTTTTACGACGATCGACAAGCCGGAGTAGCCGAAGATACCGCCAAATCTATTTCAGATATCGGAACCGAGAGGGCTGGGAAATTGACCGGTATCGAAACTCGCCGATCGGAAAATAAAAACTGGTTCGATCAAGAAATCGTCAAAATTGGTGAGGAAGAGGCTTCTTTGAAAAGTGCGGCCGATCGCGATTACCAAGAACAAGTCGATAACGCAAACTACAACGAGCAAGCTTTTGGAATTAGCTCGGTTGAAGCCTTGGAGGGTGCCGCCGATGAGTATCAGTCAAGGATCTCGAAAATTGAGGATTACGCCAACAACAAGGCTTTGACCTTGGCGCAAATTGCCGCTCAATCCGGGGCCCGAGGTGGTGCTATATCGAGTTATGAGGCCATAAGTCCGACTTTGAAATCGACACTTGAAAATGCAAGAGGTCTTAACCTAGCCGCCGAAACCTCAAAAAATTTGCCGACGTTTAATTCAGGGAACGTCCCAACAGGATTGGTTGATCCCCTGTCTTACTATAAACAAGATGATACAGAGTCGGCCTATGATAAAATAATGAAAAGATTAGGAAACATAGCATAATTTGAGAAATTGATATGAAACTATATGGCTCTTTTAGACAATATCTTGAAAAAAATCAAGGCGGCGACTCTTGATCGTACGACTCTTGACGAAAAAATTGGAGGTTTTGCCTCCAATGCCATAAAAAACATATCAGGGGCTTTCGGGCCGAAAGAACCAATCCATAGCCCTATCCCTATTCAACCCATAGTAAGGCCAACTGCTACCCCTAGGCAACCTATAATAAAGCCTGTTACACCAAGCTACGCTCCGGTCAATCGAACTTCGGCTTTGAAGAAATTAAGTGATGTGATGGGAAATGTTACGGCCGCGCCCTACAATGCCGTAAAAACCGCCGTTAAGGACGCTCCTACTCTGGCAAAATCTGTTTGGGACAACCTATCCTCTCGGAAATTTGGAGAGAATGTAGGAAAGGCTATTGTGCGACCGGTTGACTACGTAAACGAGAATAGAATGGCAAAAAGCGATTTGAGCGAAGCCGACAAGATGACTAATATTGCTTTGCGGCTACAAAAGGCCGGTCGCGTTAAAGAAGCTCAAACATTTTTTCAAAGATCGAGGGATCTTTCCCAAGGTGTCGTTGGCCGAGCCACAAAATTCAAGGAACAAAATAAAAAACTCCAAAAGGACATTGTTGATACTGGTATAAAAACCGGGCTTTCCTTGGGAGGCGCTGGTTATACAGCCGCCAATCCCGGGCTCATCGCCGGAGGTGCCTTGATACCAGCCGTCATTGCCAAGATAACCGGTCAGGATGTCGCTAAAGCGGCCGGAAAAGGTATTGCAGAGTCGTTACCATACTCGGGAGTCATGCAGTTTACCACTCCGGGAGCAAATATTTTGGGAGGGGAGATCACCAAGAGGTTTGGAAAATATTTTGCTAATCCGATTTTCAAATCAGTTATGGAACGTGGACTTGTCGGAGCTGGAAACGTAGCCGAGAATAGGATAATCAATAAAGTTACTAGTCAGGACAACTCGGCCGAAGCGGATATTTTCGCTTTTGCTTTGGGAGCCATGCTCCACAAACCCGGAAAGACTATACAAGGATGGGCAGAATTGCCGGACGCGACGAGGACTTCGATTATCAGAATGGCAAATGCCGCCGGACTCGATACGAGCCCGGTTACGTGGGCCGGAGATATAAAATGGAATGGCACTCCGAAGTTTCTTGACGATGTTCGATTTTCATTGAAAAAAGATGGGTTAATGAAAACATTGTCGGAAAATGCCAATGTTGGATTGTCAACAAAGCCTAAAGGCGGAACGAAAGCATTGATGGCGGCAGAAAGCACCAAAAACGATCAATTTTATATAAAAAAGTATAATCAAACAGGTAGTAAGATCGAATTCTCTCCGGTAAAAGGAAGAAAGGTCGAGATTATTCCGGGCATTGATACTTTTATACATAAAAATCCTCAAGGGGAGTGGGTTGTTTCAGATAGGCGTACTGGGTTAGCTATGTCTAGAGGTCAATCGACACAAAAAGGAGCAATAGAAGACTTCAAAAGCGTAATCAGTAGTGTTGAAAAAGCCGGAAAGCCGGTACAACAACATATAGACGAGGCGGCGACTAAATTCGGAGAAACCCCAAACTATTCCCAATCTAACGCCAAAATACACGCTATGCCCTCGGGCGAAGTTATGGCCGGCCCGGAGCACGCCGGAGCCGTTCCCGGATCGACTACTAAAGCGCCAAAAACAATCGTTCCAACGGATCAAGACCTTGCTATGAAAGCTTTGGAAAGAAGTCGTGGATATGGCCCAAGCGCGGGCGGAAGAGTCCCAACGAATGAAGAAGTGGCTATGAACGCCTTAAACAAGTCGAGAAATTTGAGTGATGTGATGGCTACCAAACCAACAGAAACCAAGCTCCCCCTACCGCAAACGGAACCACCCACCAAAATATCGGAGGTTTTACAAACCGGCCAACAGCCGACCACACCAGTACAAACACAATCGACAGGGCAAAAGCCAAATATAATGACAGGACAAAATCGCTCATCAGATAACATTATAGCAGAAGCGAGGAAAGAAATTGGAAGAGCAAGTGAAGACAAAAAGCCGCTTTCCAAGGCCGTAAATGACCTATACACTCAATGGGTTGATCGTTATAACCCGATTACCAAGGTTTCAGAATTTACCAAGAAAATCTTGAAAGGCAAAGGCGCCATACTTCGACCGGAAGCGGATCCCGCCGTACTCGTAAGAAAGCTTACCGGAGCCGGTGGAATTGCCGACGCACGCTTCAACTCGGAACTCAAACCGATCATCGACGAAGCGGATAAGCTTAAAATAGATAAGGCAGACCTCGATGTATTTTTGAAAGCCAAAAGAGATGTTGGCTTCGGATCAGTCGGCCGAGATATTAAAGGATCCGATCCGGTAATGGGCCAACAAAGGATCGACGCCTTGCGCTCAAAATATGGCGACTCAATAGACCAAATAGCCAATAAGCTCTACGAGTACCAAAACAAAGGATTTCAAGAAATGGTCGACGCCGGCTTTCTTTCGAAAGAGTCGGCCGATCTTATCCGCCAGCAAAACCCGGATTACGTTCCTTTTAACCGAGTAATGGAAGAGGTCGACAACTATCTTGGTCTACCAACTCGAAAAACCATGCAAGGCACAAACCCGGTCAAAAAAATCGAGGGATCAGATAGAATGGTCGAGTCGCCCATCGAGAGTATCATTGGGAATACATTTAAGCAAAGGGCCGCGATTGAAAAAAATAACGTGGCAAAATCAATCGTCAATCTTCAAACAATGGCCCCGGATTTGGGCTTCGAAAAAGTAGCAACAACAGGAAACGACACTATAACAGTTTGGAATAACGGCCAAAAAGAGTATTGGAGAGTCGGGACTGATATCGCCGACACCGCCAAAGGACTCAATGAAGAAAATATGAATGGCCTTTTGAAGATCTTTAGGGCCCCAGCTTCATTGCTCCGACAGGGAGCGACTGGACGAAACCCGGAGTTTATGATCCCGAACATTGTCCGCGATCAGCTTGACGCGGGTATCACTTCGAAATACGGCTATATTCCTTTTGTCGATTACTTGAGCGGCCTTAAGTCAATGTTAACCAATGATGAGGTTTATCAAAAATGGGAGAGATCAGGGGCCAAGATTGACCTTGGAGAAATGTCAGGTAAAAAATCAATTCAACAATTCTTTGATGAAAAAGGCGCCCGAAAGGGCCTCTTTAGCTGGTTATCGGCTGGACTTGATGTTATGGGCAAGTATTCCGAGCAACCCACCCGCGTCGGACTATTCAAGAAAGCTTATAAGGCTACCGGTAATGAGTTACTCGCCATGATGGAGTCAAGGGACGCGACGGTTGATTTTGCCCGCATGGGCTCGAAGATGAAAGTCGCAAACTCGATTATTCCGTTCTTGAACGTAGGAGTACAAGGCTTTGACAAGCTTATCCGATCAGTCGCCGACCATCCCGGGAAAGTCTTAACCAATGGGCTCATATACGGAGCCTTGCCAGCCATATCAACAACCGCCTATAATTTAATGTACCACCCGGAAGAATACGCGGAGGTGCCTCAATACGAAAAAGACAGTAATTTTATCCTCGTCAGAGGTCGAAATGAAAAAGGTACCGTCGATTACGTAACCATACCCAAGGGGAATATCTTACCCTTGATTTCCAATCCGATTGAAAGTTTTATGGCATACGCGGCCGGAGAAAGTCAACAGAACCTTGGAGAATTTGCCGCCCAGTTCATAAGTTCGGCTTTGCCGGTTGTCGGAGAGGGGCAGTCATTAAAGGAAATAATGACAAAAACAATCGGAAGCAATCTTCCACAGTTAATCAAGCCGGCGGCCGAAAGCTTGGTTAATAAGTCGTTCTATAAATACGATCCAAAAAAAGAACAAAGTAAAGAAATCGTCCCGAGCTATCTCCAAAAAAGGGAGCCATATTTGCAATCTTACGAATGGACGCCGGAAATGTATAAAAAAATCGGAGCCGTTTTCAACACCTCACCTCTCCAAGTTCAAAATCTTATGGAGGGGTATCTTGCTGGATACGCCAAGATCCCGGCCCAAATAGTCGAGGGGATGAAGAATATCTCGGAGGGAAACGATGTCCCGACTAACGAAAAGACCATAATAAGGCGCTTTATTAAAGAAACATATCCCTCGTCAGGTAAACCGGCCGAACCCAAAACAACGACTCCTTTTATGGAGCGAGTAACCGGTAAAGTTAGCGCCGCCGAGCGTGGAGGTGGACAAGTTGGGGGCGAAAAACCGAGTGAAACCAAAATAGCCAATGAAAAATATCTATTGCAATCGTCAAAATCGACAACCAAGGATCTCGGAGGCGGAGTCTACCTCATTAAAAAAGACAACGGAGATGTTGAAAAAGTCGATATGTCCGAAGAATTGGTCGAGCCTAAATTAACAGGGAATACACTTCTTGATAAGAAGTTGACCTCGAAATATAAAGGAAAGATCACGTCAAGGCAAAATGATATCGTGGATCTCTATTCGGCTGGACTCATCGACGAAAAAAAAGCAGAGTCTATGCTTACAGAACTTGCCGCGATATCGGACAAAGTAAGTGGGGAATCGGCAAACGCAAGCGCCAAACTCCTCAAGGCTCTGTTTAAGGCCGCCCAAGACGATATTAAAGACAGGGCCAGCTTGAGGGAGTTTTTGCGGAGAAAACCGACAGGGATTACCTCAACCTTAAAAAAAATAAGCGAACTAACCGGTATGAAAAAAAGCTCGTCAAATGGCGAAAAATCCATACGAGAAATATTAAACAAAAGACGAAATCAGGAGCCCTTGTATCCGGGGCCAAAATAATTTATTATTAAATTGAAATTATAATTTCAAAAAAAAACTATGATAGTCGGAAATGACATTGCGGTTTTCCAAAAAGATATAGACTGGGAAACGTATAAAAAAAACTCCAATTTTGTCATTATAAAGTCGACCGAGGGCGTTGGATTTACTGATCCTAAATTCTCGAGAAATCAATCAGAAGCCCGAAGAGTTGGTATGGCGGTCGGATACTATCATTTTGCAAGGCCCGACCTTGGGAATACTCCCGAAACCGAGGCGGATTATTTTCTAAAAGTAGTTGGGGCTCCTAAAGATGGAGAGGTTTTTTGCCTTGATTACGAGCCACCCTCCCAAATTCAGGCCCATGTCGATTGGTGCCGAAAATTCATGGATCGTATTTTTGAAAAGATTGGCGTTCGGTGTTTGATATACCTCAACCAATCCCAAGTAAAGAAATTTGATTGGAGAAAAGTCATCGACGGAAATTATGGTCTTTGGATCGCGGCTTATACTTTTAATCCAAACAACAATAGCTTTGAAACCGGTCAATGGCCGGGCGCGGTTATGCAACAATGGACAAACGGCCAAACAGTCCCCGGTATCCCGACACCGGCAGACGGCGACGCTTTCTTCGGAGATATTGCAACATTTAAGAAATATGGATATAAAACTCCTCCGGCCCCACCAGCTCCAACTCCTCCGGGAGCGGATGATTTTAAGAAAAAAATCCAAACATATTTCAATTTTGAAATCTCGGCCGAGGATGTCATTAAATTTATTGAAGAAAGGAAAAAAGAGATCAACACCTTAAACGGAGCGATCGACATTAAGGGCGCCAAAATTAAGCTTTTAACCGAAAAAGTTGACAGTTTCAAAGCCAAGGTTACAAATTATGTAAATGGATTATAATAGCAATCTAAACTAATATAACCGAACGACTAGCAAATTTATGGTTAAATTGCTAACGAAAACAGAGAAGAGGTTTAGGATATGCGTCGGCAAGAGAAAAAAATACATTGAAGAAAAAATGGTGCCGACAATGTGGCCGTTTATGCAAATAAACAGAGCCATGATTTTTATAGAAAAAATTTTGAGGAAAAGATAATATGGACACATTTATAAGCGTGGTAAAAGGGACAATGATTGATGATTTTTTTATCTTTGGTTTTATTGGAGGGTTTTTTGGCTATGCTTATTATCTTTATGTTAGTCGAAACGATCCAAAGAACCATCTTCATTGGTCAATCNGTTTATATGGAACTGTAATTAATGGTTGTCTAGGAGGACTTTTCGCAATCGTATGGGATCAGAGAATCGAACACTCGATAATAGTCGGAATGTCTACAAATCTTATTTATATGGCGGTAACGAGAGCCGGTAAAAGTAGTGAGTTTTTGGGAGCCATAAAAGAGGTTTTTATTAGGTATCTGACAGGAGGGTTAAAACCATGAGTACTAATATGATTGATTTTATAATCAAAGCCATGATTTTATTTTTCTTGGCGGCAACAAGTCAGATGGCTTTTAAAAATCGTCAATGGGCGGCAATGCTTGTAACTCTCGGATTATGGTTGACCGTTTTTAGGACGGCAATTTTGAGAGCGACAACCTTGTATGTCGGATTTTTTGGCGCGGCTCACAGTACCCCCGAACTTGTTAGATTTATACAGGGTTCGCTTATGAGTGGATGGATAGTTATTGTTACTGATTTGATTGCCTTAATTGCTACTCTTTTTGCTTTTGTAATGTATTCCGGGGACAATAAAAAAGTTAAAAATTCAACCTAATCTTATGGATTTTTCACAAATCATAACGGCGGATAAAATCCCGCTTTTGAGCTTTGCGACAGTTACTCTTATTGGGCTCGTTAATACTATTCAAATGTCCTTTCCTCAAGTGAAAGGGGTTTGGGGAGTCTTGACGGCGGTTGCTCTTGGAGTTGGGGCCGGACTTTTACACTTATTCGGGATGACGTTGGAGCTTGGACTGTTGGCCGCATTTACCAGCTCGGGCGTATATAAGGTAAGTCAAAATCTTGGAGGGACGGAAAAACCAAAGCAACCGTTCCTATAAAAAAAACCGGTCAAGCCTCTCACCTCACGCAAGATACTTTTCCGGTTAATTTTAGGGTAGCTTATTTTGCCGGGGAAATCAATTCCTCGTAGCCGCAAAGTAAATTCGAGCACTTCAAAATGCGCGTTACTTTTACGGAGTCTTTGTCTTTCCCGGGAGCTACCGATGTTGCAATCTTGAGTTTGTTTTTGCACTCCGGGCAGATCATTTTCCCCTTTTTATTTTTCTTGGCCCTGTAGATTTTGACCTTTTCCATATCGTTTTCGTCGGCGTAATCAAAACTCATGTCGGTTTTTGAGTCAAAATATGGAAGCTTTCCAACAATGTCTTTAACATAGATTAGCTCCTCATCACGCTCTATAACGTGATTTCGAAACGTCCTTACCCTTTTTGGGACGGCAAGCGTTCCGTTTAAGAATTCCGCTCCCCGGCGAGTCAGTAACCAATGTTTTTCCTCATCTGATTTTGCCACAAGCCCATGAAATCGAAGTTTTGTCCAATTCATCTGTTCCGCGACCGTAAGCTCATTCTCGCCAGTCAAGTCGTTATACAGGTGTAAATTATTCCGATCAAGTTGATGGACGGCTCTACGAAATTTTATAAGAGATCCAACAAGTCCCGGCGATAGCCGGTGCCAAAATTTTTTAAGACTCGCTCCGCAATGCTCGCAAGTTGTTTGTTCCATATTTAACTACGAATAAATACCAAAATAAGGCGGTATTTACTAAAATTTGTAATCCCTCGACGGTTGTGTAATCTGTTTTCTTCGGCCTCCCACGTCCTCGATAGACGAACCTGTTTATCACTCGGGCCCTTGATATGGGCTCACTCCAAAAATCGTCGATTGAGTCATTCATATTTGAGCTCCTTTTGGAAAACCAACGGCGTTGTTAATTTCGATTACAAACATTTTTGGGGCAAATCGTAATTTAAGACATATCGGACAAAAATGCTTGTCGGCCTTATATTTTTTGGATACAGGATAACTTACTTCTCTTGAGGCTCCGCATACCGAACAATAAATAGTTGTCATAGCCATATTACTTTGTCGACTCCCAATTCATTAAAAACGTAACAACCGAAGAGTACGGACATGGTTGCCCCTCTCCGCTCAAATCAGTAATCCAAAAATCATATCCTAAAATCAACCTTTCATATAAAGTAGATTTATCAAAACGGAGAGCATATTCTTTACCTTGATGATAGCCCATACTTCCATCTTCTCCAATAAAAACCATTCTTGAATATCCAAGGTTTCTCATAAAGCGGCAAGACCTTTTTCGAGGTCAAGATAATTGCAATTATTAACTTTCCCAGCGCCATTGTAGTAACAAAGCTTTTGGTTGAACGACAGCCCGGCGGAGTCTACTTCGTACCACTTCTCAAGGCGGGCGATCCCCTCCTCAAATGTGGCCCAGCACCAATTCCCGGCCGGATAGAAGCCAAATTCATTGGTCATACCGATCGACTCGCAATACGCTTTTTGGGAGTCTTCCCGCTTGGTCGTGCCTTGAGTCGACTCTTTTATCCAAATATGTCCTATGAACTCGGGATAACGGCTTTTTTTGATGAGTTCAAGCTTATCGAGGTCTACTTGGCCGTTCCAAGGGGAAAGACGCGTGGATGGGCGGCTAGGGGCTTGTTTTTGGGGTGATTTTGGAGTAGGTGTCGGAGTTTCAACGATAGGGGATATTATCTTGTCTTCGACCTCGACGTGTTTGATATTTCTATCTTCAAGATATACCGGGCTTTGTACTCTCAATTCAAGCAGGATCATCGGGCGACGCATTACTCGATATTTATCAAAAAAATCATTGAGGGCGAAAAAGCCTTTGCCGACGACGTATAGACAAGCCAAAATTCCTATTAAAACGGCTACTTTGGCGGTAGTTTTAGATTTTACGGCTTTCGCGGCCGCTTCCTTGGCTTCGTCGATTTTCCCAAATTTCTTTATCAGATTTTTCCTTTCCTTTGCGTTGACCATATTTATTTTTAACTCTTAATAGTTACAGTATAAACAGAGTCAGGTGTCCTTGTCAAGAGCAATTTATCTCTTGTGTCGTTTTAGCTTTTGATGGCGCACTTTTCGTATGTGATTGCAGTTTCTTTTTCCGAAAACGTAGGCGGGGCACGTACAATGCCAAACCCCATAAATATCTTGTACGACTTGGTATTCTACTCCGGGAGTTGAAAACGAATTGACCTTAAAAAATCGGACTTTCACTTCTCCCCACCTCCCTTTAATGCTTCCAACAACTTATCGGTTAAGAAATCTGGATAAGTTTCGTATTTTTCGTATACATCTTCGGGTAAATTTCCATTATTCCATTCTCCATAAGAAAATTTCCAAAGTAAATTTTTAATCTTTGTTTTTGTTATCCGCTTCCGTTCCTCTTCCTTTGCTTTAGAAATGAGGGCTAGGATTTGCTTAACCGCTTCATCCAATCCCATACTTTCACCTTCCGTTGAGAGTTTATAATCTATCAAGATTTTTCTGATTACAAGCTCTTTCTCCTCTACTTCCTTATGGGGTGTGGGAGCATAAAATCCTTGATTTAGGTCTAATACTGGTTTACCCTTGCGAACTTCGGTGATTTTAATCTTTACTGTTTTTGTCTTTCCCATATTTATTCAGGTTTGGTAATTGTTAATGCTTTTACTTCTTGGGGATTTTCTTTTCTCCATTCTTCCCAACTCTCGTCAGTCAATAAGTGCTTTATCCATTCGGGGCGTTCAGGCTTGTAAGGAAACGGTTTTTTATTTTTCTCGCACCTCTCGCAAAGATTTACGCCCTCACATTCGCAATTATTTCTATGACGACATTTACTACCATCTTCTTTGAAAAGAACGTAGTTGAGGTGTTTTTCACAAAAATATCTATCACAACCTCGCTCCGAAAATGGCTCACCACCACAAGCATAGGATATCCCCCTATCAATTTTTTCATTACAATCAGGGTGTTCGCAAATCGTAGGAACCCCATACCCGCCCCATCTATTTACTACTTTGTATATTTCATATCCCATATCTCTTTTATCTCTCCTTTAGAGAAACTTTGAAATGTATAATAGGGGGTTTTCAGAGATGACCATTTGCTTTAAGTGCCATAAATAAGCAGTATCCATACTGGGGTCAGCGTCTGAACCACATTTACAATCATATAAATGAACCCTACTTCCTTCGAGAGCTACGTCTGATTCAGTGAATACCTCTCCACACGATAAGCAAACGTTTTTCCCGCCCCAGAAAGCCTTGGCAAAGTCGTGGTCAAAGATAATTCTATAAAGAAACTTATCGCTTACTGAGTCGTAGCGGATTACCCAATCAATACTTCTTGTTTTTCCAAGATTGGGATATTGAAATCCATTCTTCACCGCTTTAGCAATTGCCGCTTTCAATATCTCCTCCTCCGTCTTATGTGGTGTCATGGGGTTAGGTTGCCTGAAATTCTAATTCATAACCGCAGTGTTTACATAAAGCAATATAGGTATGGAGAACCACAATTGCTGGTTGAGCACTTAATCCTGATGGGTTTTCTTGTCTTTCCCTGACATACTCACTCATCTTTTTTGGCGGTGGTGCTTTAGGTATATCCTTTGAAAATACGATTATGTTGGGCGAACCGCATTTATCGCAAATTATATCTTCCATTCATTCTCCCTTCCTTTCTTTAATGGTGATAAACTTTTCATTAAACCTCTCCATCAGTTCTGTAATAGGGTTAGGGGTTTTTAACTTCCAAGCTTCTTTTAATTTTTCAACGGAAGTGATTTTGTATCCCATTATTTCAAAATTTTAACTAATAATAAAAAAATACATACTGCAAAACAAACTAAAGATAATAAAGACAAATAACTCAAAAAGCTCGTCCAGTCAATACTTTCTACTAACTTACTTGAAAAGACAGTTTGGCCCATAAGCACAATTTCGATCGCGGCACCGGCCACTTTCATCAAGCCCTCCGGTAAAATCTCCGTCCTCGATAACTTGTATTCCTTTTTCTATAAATTTTTGAGCGTCTTTTTTGTCTTCGTCCCGGAAAGGTAGGTGGTGGACTTTGATCGGCTCCTTTTCCCATCTATCCGGGTAACGGTGGCCGGTAATCAAATACATTTCTTTGAGCCAAGGAAAACCAAGTCCGTATAATTTTCTCTGATCCGAGACGAGATACTTTCCAAGACTCCAAGGAGTCGAGGAGAGTTTGATTTCCGCTCCCTTTGCGGCTTCTTTATTGAGTCCGTCGGCATACCCTATCACTTGATACTGGCCGACATTAAATAGAAACCTCATCCGGTCGTCGAAGTCTTTTTCTTCAACGAGCGGAAAGTACAAGTCGTCCATTTTTACCTCGGTATCGAATTTGACTTTTGGATCAAGCTCCCTTTTGGAAATGTATCTTTGGATAAGATTATGACCAACTCTTCCCTCGGTAAAGTAATTCCCAATCGTACCGTCGGCTTTTGTATAATTCCCGGCGTTTGGATCCCGGGGGATTTTGCTGATCTTATTTACCCATTGATGGCTCGATGTCAAAAGCATATTTATAGTGCTATATGACAATAAGGGTTTGTCCCAGTCAATTCTCATTATTCGTCTTTCTCTACTGCTTCTTTAACGAGCACGTAGGAATTGGTAACAACTCCCGGCACCTCAATACCGCTTGCTTTGAGAGTCTTTAAGACCTCGGTATCTACAACTGTTTTTGTCTTGACCGCTCCCAACTTCTCGGCGTCTTCAAGTTTGGTTGCAAACTTGGTTGTTTTTATCTTTGTAGCAATATACCTTTTGCCGCCGGATCCTTGAATAAGGTCGCTATTTTGGGCCATCTTATCCCAAAGCGTTTCATTGATGGCTTTCTTGGCTCCCTCGACCTCCTTTGAGAAATCACTTATTTGGAAGTACGCTTCGGCGAGCTCTTCTTTTGTCGCCTCTTCGAGCAATTCCGGGCGTTGCAAAAAGTCAGTAAACATAAACCTCTTCCTTATTTTTTGAGCGTCATCAACTTTGGTTAATCCCATATTATTTCTCCTCCTCCTTTTTGACTGGTTTTTTCTTGAGCTGGGCGACTTTTATGGTTAAGTCCTTTACCATCGTGGCCGCTTCGTTTTTGCTCAAGTTTTCCGGCAATGGATCGGTGTCCTCAACTTTTTCCTTGAGAGTCTGTATTGTCTTTAAGATTGCTGGATCGGCTGGATCGTTCCCGCCTTTCATGTCGACGGTTTTCGCCGGCATGACTTCGCCGGATATGACCGGGGCCATGTCCATAGCCACTTCCGCGATATCAGTTGCGGATCCCAACACTTCCGGGAGGTAGGTTTTAATTATCATCGACAAAGCTCCGTATCTTAATTTAAGCTTTCGGTTAATCCCCGGGAACCATCCGGGCTTTACTCCGCCGGATCCCTTTGTCCACCCCGATTTCTCGGCGTCTTCGAAAGTCATTGTGTCGCTATACACCTCTTCGTTCTTTTTGACTATTGCAGTACATTTATTTTCGACTTCTTGATACTCAATCCTCCATCCATGTTCTCTTAACCGGCGAGTAATCGCGGCACCAAAGATGTTTAATGTTCCTTTTACAAAATAGAACGATTTGACCGCTTCTATTGGTTTCATCCCCATTTCGAGGCCCGCTTCCAAAATAACCACAAGCTTACTCGCGTTCATATCAACAGGGAAAGCCCCTGATCGAGCAAAGACCTCGGCCATCCCTTTCATTTGGGCCCATACTGTCGGATTTAGGTATTTGGTTTCGACTTCATTAGCCTTAACCATGAATTTCTTTTCGTCTTCCGATTTTTGGAGTTTGTCAAGAGCTTCTCTTGCGATATCTCTTGCGTGTTGCGCCTCTTTTTGAGCTATTTTTAGAGGATCTTCGACCTGTGGTTTCGGAGTCGTTTCATCGACAGGCTTCTCATTAACTGGTAATTGAGTCTGAACAGGAGCACCAACCTTATTTTTATCGTCCATAGTAGTAGAAAATTTTTAACATGAAATCATGTTAGCAGAAGCACCTGTCCTTGTCAAGTGTATTTTTTAGTAGGGATATTCTGGAGCGGCGGGCTGGTCTTTTTCCTCTTTTTCTATGAGGCTTTTTATTGCGGAGAGTTCTAATTTATTTTGAATAATATAGTTTTCGTGTGTCCTTTTGTCGTTTTGGTATTGGGTATGTTCGGTGGTCTTTTTATTATAAAGTTTCAACATTGAGTTGTTATATAAGACATTTACCTCGTTTAAGAGTAGGTTCTTTAACCTTTCGTTGTATATTTCATTAAGAAGCTCTAGGCGGCTCCTCTTTCTTATCAGATCCATTTTGGGCTCCTTTTTCTTTAATGTCTAACTCTTCTTTCTTTTTCGCCGGCATAAAAGCGCCGAACATAACTACGTTGTTCCTCCCGGGAACCTTGAAGACTCCAACAATATCGGGAATAAAGCCAAAAAAATCTTTTAATGGAACGAGGACGTAGTTCCGATTATTTGTATCTTTGAGTTTTTTTTCGGGAGTAAAGAACCATTGGCCTTTTTCTTCTTGTGATGGGGTAGGGGCCTTAACCTCTTCTCTTTTTACTTCGCGTTTTTGTTCGTCCGGGGTTGTTTCGCTCATTTTGAGGTTATTTCAACTTCGTCTACAAGCCATTTATCTATAAGTAGATTTATAGCTCGGGATTTCGCAAGGCCGGTTTTTTTACACTTATTGACGAAAGCTTCATGCTTTTTCTTATTCATTATTACGCGCTCCATCGGGTATTTTTGCCACGATTTTTCTTTTTTTTCCATTTTTTGATTAAATAGTAGTTATTTTTTATACTAACAAAGCCAAGTGCCCTTGTCAAGTGGAAAATATGCTATACTGAATTTAGAAAGGAGGGAATATGGCATACAATCCACGCTATAAAGAAGTTGTTGGTAGTTCTTACCCGGCTTCAAAATCCGTTGTAAAATCGCCGGCAAAAGCCCCTGAAAAGGTATTTGTCCCCGGAACGAAAAAGACAAAAGGATCAAAAAAAGGCACAAAAAAGGCAAAAAAATAAAATCCGATCGGATACTATTTTAATCCATACCCGAAACATAGAGCGTCGTAAGGCGCTCTTTTGTTTTACACTTGACAATCGAGAAAAAATATTCTAAATTTTTATCACGTCCCCAAAGGGGCAAGCCTACGGCAAAGAGGCTTAAACGAATATCGAATTAACGAGTTTTGTAAACTTGGCAAGGGAAATATCTTTGCCAACCGGTATTCGTACCTGCCAAGTTTATAGGACTCGTTTTTTTATGGACAACTTGATAAACACGATGACTATCCAATTCGTCCGATGGGTATACTTCCACAACCGGGAGAAAGAGCTATTACTATTAAATTCAGTCGAAGAGCTCGAAAAATTCCTTATAACCCATACGACACCTTTCGAGGATCCCTCAAAAAACTTCAAAAAAGGCATGAAATTTATCCATTTTGGAGAAATCCTTAACTGGATCCGGGAGAAGCGTAAAGAAAGCGGCGGAGTCGTTTCAAAACAAGAGTCGCTTGTATAGAACATTAAAAGCTTGACGATTGAGAGCGGCGGGCTGGCTTCGACTTACGGAGCCTAGCACTATGTCGAGATTAAGTAGTAGAGAGAAATGGTGCTCATTAAACTACTACAACTCGACCGCCCGCTCCCAGTCGTGGGAAAGCAGACCGAGAGCGACTATAAACAATTTGACGGTGCAAGAGTGAAGCGACGGAAATAACCCGGCACGATCGGCCGGAAAAATAAGAAATCGGAAGATATGGATTAAATTCCTATTTCTTGCTATACCCAAAATCACGAAAAGAAACCTACGGAAGTAGAGCTCTCTCTGGAAATAATTTTTTATTCTTTCTTTACTTACAGGGAAAAACCTCATATCATAAAAGAAGAATGGAAAAAGTATCCCATTATTCTCCAAAAAACGACCGCGAAGCTTTTAATCGACAATGGGCCCTTGAAAAGCTTATTAGGGAAGCGGCCAACCGGCAAATTCTACACTCATTATTTTATAAAGGAAAATTTTGGTGGCATGGAGAAGTAAAGCCAAATAAAAAGAGAGTGGGAACGGTGCCGCCAAGATGATATAATGGGATTATGTTCAAATAATTCCGATCATCTACCGCATAGACCGCCCTCAAACCTCTCTTGGTATTCAGCATATTGTGTGTCCTATAATTTGTCAAGTTTCTCGTATAGACAGTTGCCCTTGACAAACTCTTAAAAAATCTCTATATTTAACGTATGGGAAAACAGTATTATCATCTTTGGGCGGACGAGGGAGCGGAATGGAAAGACCTAAACTTCGTCCTCGGGACTTTGTTCTTTCATAGGAAATTTATATTGAGCGATCTTTACTTCAATTTTGGGTATACTCTCGGTTGGATTATCGAAAAAAAATACCTCGAGCCTTTTTTCTCAAATAAGGCAAAAAACGGAATTGACACAAAAGCTTTTTTTAAGTCATTGAGATATAAAAGCTCCGCCCGAGAGCACGACTATATTCATTATAAAATAAGGGGATTTTGTGATACTAGGGCTCCAATAAGGAATAGCGGCATATTAAAAAAATGGTATAAAAAATGGGCGAAAAGTCATTAAAAACGATTGTCGTCGAGTTACTTGATTTGTTCGGGATCCATCTCTCGGACTTTTTCGTCGACAAGATGGTCGGGAAAATTAAGCTTTGGGCCTTAAAACAGGTTGGGCTCGACCAAAAGATAGACTTTACGGATAGTTTTGGAAACGTAGCCGCCCGGAACGGAATGAAAGAAGAAATTAGAAAAAATATAGGAAATAACTAATATGTTAAAAACGTCTATAGAGATAGGTAGTAACAAAAATTTACCCGAAATAAAAATTAAAAATGGTGCCCCGCCGTTGAGAGAACGAAGAGAAGCTTTATTTTTTGAAAAAATTATAAGAATGGTTTGGAATAAGACATCAAAGAAAATAGTAAACGACACAAGAAAATTAAAATTTTATTTTAGATAAATGGCATTAAAAAACACCTACAGTTCAAAACCAATACAGAATATTTTTAACGATATCGAAAAAACCCTTGTTAAACATGGTGCCCGCCAAATCGTCAAGCAGTACGACGAAGCCCAGCGCGCCGTCGGGATCACGTTTGTAATCAAGATTGCCGAAAACAAATTCGTCCCGGTCAAATTACCGGCCCGCCTTGCGGAAGTCGATAAAGTCCTCCGGGAGCAAGGCTTCCGGTATAATGAAAATCATGTTTATCGCGTCGCATGGCGTAATATCGAGGATTGGATTTCTTCCCAAATGACCATAATTGAGCTCGGGATGGTAAAAATGCAAGAGGTATTCTTGCCTTATATGACGGATCGCTTTGGGACAACCTATTTTGAAAACTACGAGAGTGGTAAGTTATTGTCGACGGGATAATAACAATGTATGTTAAACCCGGAAAACGCACAAAGGCATGGAACCGCGACCGGGCCAAGCTCAAGAAAGAGTACGAGGCCAAGGGAATTACCCGGTGCGAGTTACGTCGGTCGGTTTGTTGGGTAAATAACGCCCTTGGGTTTGTCCATCGACACAAAAGGAATTGGTATCTTGATAAACCCGGGAAGCTCGGTACGTTCAATCAGACACTTTTGGGTTGTAATCCTTGCCATGACGAAATCGAAAACGACAAGGAGGAAACAGAAAGGATATTTATGGAAAAACGAGGGCCCGAAATATGAATAAACGATGATTAAAGAGGAAAGGTTGTCGGAATGTCGCTCTTATTGACATAGAAAGAATGGACGAAGAGGGCGAGCCTTATATTGAAACTGTCGTAGTGCCCTATTATAAAAATAAAAGGTTTGTTTTTGTTACTAAACAATTTACTTTAGAAAACGTCTATTTCAACAAAAAAGGAAGTTTGGAAAAGATAAAATAAATATGACAAAATATACTATTAAGATTATCACAAAGCCAAAAACCCACGACTCCGACGATGTAGTTTTCCTTGATAAGACCGGAGAAAAGGTTGGTTTTGGCTACAAGTCAAAGAAAACTGGCCGGATTTGCATAATGCGGTGCCCGGATTGCCGGAAAGAAAACTATGCTTTGGTGGTGGCGACCGGGAATTGTGCTTTTTGTCATTTTAACCCAAATACATAATGGACTATATTGAATTGGCTAAAAAACTCAAAGCTCTTGCCGAGCGCGGCCATGGGGGCGAAAAATTCAACGCCGACTCCGCTCTTAAAGCTTTGATGAGAAAGTATGATATAACCGAAGAACAACTCGCGGAAACGACTCGCCAATGGGCTAGTTTTAAGTTCCCGAGAGGAAAGAGGAAACTATACGCTCAAATAGCTTCCTCTGTTATAGGTAAAAGAGTCTTGGAGGCAAAAGTGAATGTAGTAAAGAATATTTTATACCTTGAGGTTACAAAGGCCGAAGAGCTTGAATTACGCGCCAAATTTGATTATTGGAACCGAGCTTATGACGAGGAGGTGGAAATCTTCCTTGACGCTTTTATTCAGAAAAATAGCCTTACCCCAACAGATATGCCAGCCGACAATGAGAAAGAAAAAACCCCGGAGGAAAGAGAGCGATTTCTAAAAATGGCTAATCTCTATGGGGCTATGGAAAAACGATCTTTTACTCGGGATTTGCCCGAAAAGATAGAATAATCTATACTTAAATTATGGGAAACACTCAAAAAACGGCAAAAAAAACGAAGAAATCACACAAAGGAAGAGGAAGACCGTCGAAATATCATAAGAAATACGTCAAATTGTTGTTGGAGTACATAAATAAACCACCTTTCAAGACAGAAGAGCGTAAGTATACTAACGGTTTCGGAATAGAAGTAACCAAAACTGTCATCATACCGAACGAACTTCCAACAATCGAGGCTTTCTCAATCAAAAACGACTTGGCCGAGGACACTCTTCTTGACTGGGCTCAAGCTAGGACAAAGACCGGCAAGCCAAAATACCCCGAATTTTCAGCCGCCTATAATAAGCTAAAAAGTGTTCAGAAGAACTTTTTGGTGGTTAATGGCCTTACAGGGCTCTACAAAGAAAGGTTTGCTATATTCGTCGCCCAAAACTTTACGCCAATGCGTGATAAGGTTGAGCACTCGACCGATCCCGAGCGGCCGATGTTAATAAAAATTACCGACTTTTCCAATGCAACAGACCTCTCAAAGCGAAGAAATCCTCCTGCCGTATAAGTACACGCCGAGGCCCTATCAGATACCGGTCTTGACTGCTATTGACCGGGGAACAAAGGGTTTACCCGGCGGAGTCTTACGTGCGGCCGCCGTATGGCATAGACGAAGCGGAAAGGATATCACGTTCTCAAATTTCATGTTTAAGAAGATGGAAGAGCGGATCGGAGCATATTACTACCTCTTCCCAACGTACACTCAAGGAAATAAAGTCTTGTGGCGCGGCATGGACAAGACAGGCTTCAAATTTATGGATCATTACCCGGAACAGTTGAGGAAGCGCGTCGATAACACAGATATGATTATCGAGTCCAAGCGTGGCTCTATATTCCAAATTATCGGCACCGACAAGATCGACCGCGTGGTTGGAACCAATCCGGTCGGAGTCGTCTTCTCGGAATGGTCTTTGCAAAACCCGATGGCGTGGGACTTTATGCGTCCCATCTTGGCCGAGAATGGAGGATGGGCCATCTTTGATTACACTCCCCGAGGCGAGAACCATGGCTACGATACCTATAAATACGCCCAAGCGCACCCGGAAAGCTGGTTTGCCGACTTGTTGACGGTAGATGACACAAACGCCATACCCAAAGCCGTATTGGATCAAGAAAAGGAAGAGATCCTTGCCAAGTACGGAAATGACGCCTTGTATCAACAGGAATACTATTGTAACTTTAAGGTGCCTATCGCCGGCGCTTACTACGCCCATCAGATAATGACGGCCATAAACGAACACCGGATCGGGAAAGTCCCTTGGGAGCCAATGATCCCGGTCGATACGTGGTGGGACTTGGGTATTGATGACTCGATGACGATTTGGTTTTCCCAAACGGTCGGGAAAGAGATCCGCTTCATTGATTACCTTGAATACTCCGGCGAGGGGATTGGCTACTATATTAAAGAGCTCCAAAAGAAAAACTACGTATACGGTACCCATACCGCACCCCATGATATTACCGTCCGGGAGTTGACCAATGGAAAATCCCGGAAAGATACGGCCAAAGGGCTCGGAGTTGATTTTGAGGTAGCCGAGAGGGGATCGGTCGATGACGGAATAAACGCCGTAAGGATGATCTTTAATAGGTGCTGGTTTGATGAGGAGAAGTGTCGGATAGGATTGAACGCTCTCAAGAGCTACCACAAAGAGTATGACGAAGTAAATAAAGTCTTCCGGCCCCATCCGGTACACGATTGGTCTTCCCATGGAGCCGACGGTTTTAGGACTTTTGCCGTCAAATACGAAGACAAAATGGAAGCGATGGAAGACACCCCCGAGTGGGCCAAGAACCGGCCCGGGTATTCGAGGGGATGATATACTTTAATTATGGCAACCACCTATTACCGGCCAAGGACACAAGCAGACGTTATCCGCCAAAATAAGCGGATCAAACACCAATTCCATCGTGATACCAAAAGTAAAGTCGATCAAGAACCTCCGACAACTCCGCCTCTCAATCCTCCAAAAAGAGTTTGATAAAAATACCTATTGACAAGGGCTCCTGTCTTTGATAATCTGATCTCATGGTACAAAATGTGTTGGGAATTCAGGTAAAATCGGAGAATAAAATTAAAGGAAAGTTTACTGATGTCCGCGCTAAAAAGATCCATCTTCGACAACTTCGCTCACAGCTTAAAGACGCTCTAAACAATGATAAGGAATATCACGAATTATCTCTCAAGCTCAAAGACGCCCGGACTGATTTGAACGCGCAAAAGACAAAGCTCGAAAATATCCCGGCCCTTACCACTCTCAAAGAAAAGATCGAGTCGGCAAAAGAGGCCCTCAAGTCCGAGCAGTTGACGTTGAGCGACTGGTTGCTTGAATACAAAGAAAAAACTGGATTGGACACTATCCCCGACGACAAGGGAGGTATTGTCAAGATAAAAGTTACCAAAGTTGTCAAAGTAGAGGAAATATGAAACCCGAAACATTGAAATATGCCATATTAGGCTTTATCCTTATCTTCGCCGGCACCGCCGCATGGATCGCAAATAAAGTTGGAAATAATTATGGCAAAGATAAGTAAAAAAGATCGCCGGTTAAAATTTAAGGGCGTCCGATATGGACAGCTCTCGACAGTTTCAATGACGGAGGAGGAAAAAAAGAAATGAGTAATACAACTTTTCAAGGTGTCATACTCGGATTTCTTTGGTTTTTTGTTCTTCTTGGCTTTTTTAATGTTTACCTTTTATACCGAAACGGCCAAGTTTTCCAATACAGACGGTCGATTATAGACAAAATATCTATTTGCGCCAGCGAGGATATCCGCCTTGGCCGCGATTACAGATGGAGATATGAATACTTTGAAACGATCAGTTATGACGAAATGCTATATAAATTTTGGAGGCCGCTCGATAGTTTTTACAAGAATAAGAGCTTTATAAAGCCATGATTAAACGACTTTTACACGCCATTTTTGGACACAACCTCTCGCCCGTAAAGTTTGATAAGGATATTTACCGGAGGGAGATCGCAGTTGTTTGGAGGTCGAGAATTGTTAATACGGTGCCAAAAAACAAAGCATTTTTGGATAAGATATCTCAAGTCAAAGAGGTAAAAATGTGCGATTGTGGCCGCGTATCAGGACGAAATATAGTAGGAGAAGTTACAAATTTTTATATTTAATATGCAAATACGCATTTTCGGAAAAGAGTTATTTTCTTATAGAAAAAATGATGGGCCCCGCTTTGTTGGAGAGGAGAGGGCGACAACTGCCTACGATCGTCTTAAAAAAAGCCCTCAATTACCGGACTTTCAAGGTGGATCAAACCGTTTTGATGGACAAATGGAGGTAGTAATGACCGACAACCAACGAAGATTGAATTTGCAAATATCCCCGAAAGGCGTGTATATGGCTAAAATGTTGAATAAGGAGGGTTTCAAGGTTAATGTCGACAAAAAATATGTCGATACTCAAATTTCAGATTTTAAGCGTCGCCTCGGTCTTCTTTCCAAAGCAATGTACGATATGGGTAATGGAGAAAAAGAAGTCGCGAGTATCCTTATTAGGTTTGAAAATCGGAAGAAGTATTCGACTTTCCGATCGTTCTACGACAAATATCCCTACACTTTGACAAGTCGAATAGATGAGGTTATAAAAGTGAATAATCACTTAAAGCTTGGACAGGTCGAGCAATTCGTCCCGGATCTTCCTAAAGAAGCAATCGACGCCGTTAAGGAATACGATGAAACCACTCAAAAGCTTTGTGGTAAAAAAGCGGTTTATTATATCATCGCAAATAAAAACGACTTCAAGAAAACAACTGGACGAAGAGATCCGATCTTATTAGCCCAATCTCCTTTCGGACACTTTTGGCAGATATTAGGAGCATGGGACGAAGAAATGTTACTCCTTGAAGAATTATGAACACCAAAACCCTTGTTGATAAATTAAAAAGCTTGATCGACAATAAGAGCGACGATCTAACCACCGATACGGTCAACATTGATGAAATTAAGAAAAGGGCCAAGAAAGATGGTTACGACGACGTAATCCACGTCGTAGGGAAAGACCATACCGAAAACTTTTTACTATTTGTCCAAAAGATATGATTTTTGATTACACTTGGTTGATGTCCGCAATGACACTTGCAACGATGTGGCTGGCCGGGAATAAAGACTGGCGGGCTTGGGTTGTCGGACTACTCAATCAGGGATTTTGGTTGTACTTCATATTTGATAAGCGGGCTTTTGGACTGCTCCCGATGACGATTGTTCTGTTTTGCCTGTATGTTAGAAATCTTTATAAGTGGAAACATAAGAAATGAAAGATATTATTGAAATTAAATATAAGGTTATTAAGGCTCTAGGTCGACCGGATGAAAATAACTATACTATTGAGCAAATAGACGAATGGAAAAAATACGCCGACAGATTGGAGTGTTTAGTTTACGGTCTTATAATTGGAACGTCAGTATCATCCGAAGCCATAGCAAAAGCCGTTGAAAATTTATCAAAGAAAATATGAAAATAGTCTACCTTTCATACGAACGAGGGATCGAGTTTGGAGATATCACTTGCCGAAATTGCAAGAGGCGAGTCTATTCTACCAAGACCGGATACGTGCACGTCCACAATCAAGACGTATTTTGCGACGCTAAAAAAAGAGTTAAGGTCATGCCCGATCAAAAGCACGAAATCATGTACGTCGACGTAAACACCGTCGACAAAGACGGTTACGACGAAACCTTGAGAAAAGTCTTGGAATTCCAGCCGGATCTTCTCCTTGAACGCGAATTTAACGATGGTAGGGCCGAGTACGCCCAATTTATCGCCGATGTTGGAATGAAGTCTTCGTTTGCCGGCCATCCGGTCAAAACGGCCGTATGGCTCATTGACACCCACGTTTCCCATGCTCGCCACAAAGATTATATGCAATTATTCGATTATGTCTTCTTGGCCGTATCGAAGTTCGTCCCCGAGTTTAAGAAACTTCATGGCGACGATAAGGTCTATTGGCTTCCTCTTTGTTTCCCTTACCGAAGCGATACCATAAACCGAAACTACTTTCCTATTACCCGGCCAATCTCTTTTGTCGGCCGATGGAATAAACAATGGTTTCCCCGGAGGACTTACTACATAAACCGCCTCAAAAAGATGTTCGGCGGCCGATTTACGGCCATGACGGACTATGACAATATGTTCTCTATTATCAAGCGATCTCGGATCTCTTTCAACTGCTCGATCAACAAAGACCTAAATTTCCGCGTATGGGAGTCTTTGGGGGCCGGCGTCGAATTGATAACAGATGATGTCCCGGATCTCCATAAAGTCGAGGGGCTGGCCCCACGCGTGTCGATTTATACCAATTTTGACCATATCAAGGACTATGTTGTCGGAATTATCTCAAACGATCCAAAATACACCCATAACACCCTCCAAAATCAAGACTGGGTAAAGAAAAACCATTGCCTTGTCCATCGACACAAGGCTATATTACAAATGATCGAGAGCGGTCAACAGGTAAAATTCTAATATGATGAGTTATTACGGAAAGGCCCGGTCTTGCGTAAACCATCCCTATAAACCGGCGGCTATGGCTTGTAAGAAGTGTAA